ACGGGCACGGTGCCCGCGGTTGCGATCGCGCCTACGGGTATTACCGTCGAGGTGTTCGAGGCTGTCGCCGAGCCCGCCACGACGGAATAGCTCGAGATCGTCGCGCCGTTTTTGGCGGTAGCCGCCGTCGCGGTTACTTTTAACGAGGAAATGCCTTGTATAAGGATTTGATCGTTACCCGTTACGCCCGCGGAGGTAGCGTTTGCGTCCAGGTAGGTAAAGCCCGTAAAGGTCGGTGCGGAGTTGGCGGCGGTCGTTTGCACCGTCGCCGTTTTGGAGGAGGCGGTGCCGATCTGCGTAGTGCCGCTATATGTCGTCAGCGTAAAGGTGCCCGAAAAGCTCTTTATTGCCGACATAGCCGCGAGCACCGCGGAGCGTTGCGCCGCGGTAAGTGTGATCGTGTTTGACCCGTTGGAGAGCGTCAGCCCCGTAATGGTTAATACCGTCGTCGAGCCGTTCTTTATAACGAGCGTGTGTGTGTAGCTCGTGTTATAGACCGTAACCGACATAACGATTTGAGCGGTCGCGTTATCCGCTGTAAGGGTGTTTATAGAGGAGATAACCGAGCCGCCGAGGGTTTTTACCGCGGAGGCTCCCGAGGTGCCGTATACCTCGTTAGAGCTCTTGCGGGCTCTAACTTTGATATTGTAGCTCGTGTTAGGAGTCAGCCCCGTAATGGATTTCGAGGCACTCGTGCCGCTCGTGGTGCTAAAGTTCGTCCAGGTTGAGCCGTTGTCGGTAGAGTAGTCCCACCGATCGCAAGTCGTGGAGGCGGAGGCGTTTACCGTTACTCCCGAGGCGGTTATTCCCGAGGTCGTAATAGTAACGGTCGGGGCGGTGCGGTCGATGTTGGTTAGCGTCATTGTGCCGCCGTAGTCCGTCGAGCCGTACACATATACTCTCGTAGAAAATCCTACGGTAATGCTTTTTGTGCCGTCCGCGTTGTGGTCTACCGTGATCGTGCCGCTAACGGATCCTTTTGCGGCGGGAAATTCGTAGGAGTCCCAATATGTGCGCGCCTTATAATAAACCTGGGTGCCGTTGATCGTAACGGTTGTAGCGTCTACGGTGTAGTAATTAACCGAGCCGCCGATAGATTGCAGAGTCCAGGTTAAGGTAGATTTGTTTGTTTTTGCGTTTACCGACTCGGTAATAGTAAGCTGTAGGTATCTACCCTCGTATGTGTTACTTTTCCAAGTAGCCAAAACCTCGCCTCCTTAATCAAGTAGTACAAAATCAAGCCCCGCGGTAACGGGTACAAATTTTCCCTTGCCCACGGTGAGCTCGTCCGTTATTTCGGTCTTGCGTAGCGTAGTAAGGTCTTTGTTTACCGTAAGTACGACCGCTCCCGCGTGCTTTACGGCAAATTGCGTGTGGTCTATGATCGTTTCCGTGGAGCTCTCGGAGTTGGTAATGTTAATGCCGCGGCGGTCGATCTTTACGCTTTCGGTGTAAATCTCATTCGGCGCGGGAGTCCAATAGCTTTTTTGGGTGCCCTCTACCAACATAAAATCCGCCACATATAGATAATAGCCCGAGGTGCCGATCGTCAGCGTAACGGAGCCGCCCGAGGCTGTAAAGGTGAGCGAGTGCTCCTCCCAACCGCCCGAGGCTTGAGCGTCGAAAATATAGGTATCGTTGCCGCCGTTGGCGATATACGCATAACATCGGTTAGCGGTGCCCCGCTTTGCCTTAAATGTGAGCGTGTACTCCTTGCCCTGGATAACGGTTATTTCCTGGGAGAGTGTCGCTATCCGTAACCGAAACATAGAGCCCGCGGAGGTGTTGTTGATCGCGTCGGCGGTCTGCAACGCCACAACGGAGCCCGTATAGCTCCAATCATCGGACACGCCATTAAGTCCGCTCGAGTTCTTTACGGCGTTTATACCGCCCGTAAAGCCCGTAGTAAAGGACAGCGTTAAGCTATCGACTCTTTGGCGCAACTCGGAAACGGTGGTTTCGATCGTCTGCATATCTCCCGTAAGCACGGAGTTAATGCCCGTAATTACGCTCAATAACTGCTCGTCGCCCGCGATAAAGGCTTGCTCTACCGTGCGCGTCGCCGAGCCGATCTCGTCCGTTACCTCGGCTTTATAATGCTGTGAGATAGCCGCGCTCTGTATCGAGTCGGCTTGCAGTAGCGCGCCGTTAAGCACGCCCGCTCGTATAAAGTCCGCCACTATGGAGCCGTCCATAGTCATAGCGAGGGAATACTCGCCGTTATAGCCCGTCGTGGAGTGCCCCAAGCCGCCGCTATTCCACCGCCACACATTAACCGCCTCCTCGAGTGTCGGTGCGTCAAGTATGAGGATTTCTTGCGGCATTTCCGCGGGGTTGAGCACGACATAGCCGCCCGAGTGTCCCGTAATGAGGTTAGTAGCGGTTAAGATCGCTTTTTTAAGCTCCTCCGAGGCTTTGGCTTGCCCCTTTTTAACCGTTTCCTTAATGCCCGCTATTTCGGCGGTTTGCTTGTTCACGGTGTCAGCAAAGGAGCTTTTAGCCTCTCCCAGGGTAACGGACTCGAATTTTTCCGCGAGGGAGTCGTAGGCGGTTTTGATAACCTCGGCTTTTGCCGATACGCCGAGCTTTGAAAAATGCACCGTAACTGTATCGCACATAGCGACCCGCTCAAGCGGTGCAATGTTCTTATATTCCTCGGTCTGCCAAAGCTGAATAAAAGACACGGTTATATTTACCTTTGGCACGCCGAGCTCTGCCGCCGCCGCGTATGCGGTAGCTTTTGCCCTTAATGCCTCCTCGGTAATTGCCTCTCCGTCCGCGAAACGGTCGCTAAAGTCCATAATATAGGCTTTTTGGTGCCCGATGTTATCGGCGACCGCAAAGGGTAAAACCCTCTCCGCGAGGTATACATAAACCTCTCGGCTCTCGCCGCCCTCCTCGTCCTCCTCGGTGTACACCGCGTAGGGTAAAAGGTGCGTGTAGCAATCGGAAATATTTTCCTCTTGCTTGAGGTCTTTTAGGTTTTTCCCGTATTCCACCGTAACGCCGCGATCGGTGCCGCGGTGTCGGTGTAGATTGATAACGAAATTGTCAAACTCATACTCGCCGCCCCACACATCGAGTACCGAGCCCGCTTGTCCGCCCAGGATAGCGCGGATAGAGCACGGCTTTAATAGGTCGGTGCTGTTGAGCGTGGATATGTCGCTTACGACGGAAAAGGGGCACGGCAAAACCGCGCCCTCGATCGCTCGGGCGACCGCGGCTTGTGGGGTAACATTCTTTACAGAGAGCCCGAGCGTCGGTATTCCGTTGAGATCGTAAGAGATGTGCTCCGCGGAGTATGTAACAACGCCTTTCATAGGCTTACTCGACTTATAGACGCGGAATAGCTGTAAGCTACTCGTTTCGTTAGCCTTTGCCTTGATAATAGAGCCCTTTGTAATTTGGTCGTACCACATACCCGTTATGGGGTACTGCAAAGACAGCTCATAGCTACCGTTGCGCTCCTCGGTAACGACCGCTTTTACGGTGTCCGCCAAATAGCCGATACCGTTATGGGAAAAGTCCCGCTCGCTTTTATCGTACAAAATAGGTATCATACACAACACCACCTCGGCACGATCTCAAGCTTTTCAACATCACCCACCCACGAAATAGCATTAAAGCCAGGGCGGAGAGTGAATGTTGACATATCCGCTCCCGATACCTTGTTATTCTTGGGCTCAAGCCCCTTATAGGCGTTAGGCATATCAAAATCGAGTTCGATATACTCGTCGATTTCCTTTAGCGTAAAGGAGCTATCGTTGATCGTGAGCGTTACCGTCCCGCTCCCCGTTACCTTGATGTAAGGCACGGAGGGGAAAAGCTCTGCGTTATACAGAGAGCCCGCCGCGGTGAATACGACGGGGTTTTGCCCCTCAAAAGAGTATTTGTACGGCTTGCAATTAAAGGTTAGGTCGAGGGATCCCAGGTCGCGGAGCTCTTGCTCTATATCCACCTCGCCGCTGTACGAGGCAAGGCGGAAATACTTTCGATCGTAGCTATCCCACAACCGAAAATAGCCCGACTCCGCGAGGATCCACGCCCGTATCTGCTGTGCGAGCTCGGCAAAGTCCCTCTCCGTTTTATTAAGCAGAGTGAGCTTGTACGGGATATTGACATTTTTATAGCGCCCGTTATCGGTGATAAGGTCGCCGCTCCGTCCCGCTACGCTCGTGTAGGTAATGTCCCGAGAGGCTCCCTTGTAGGAGCCTTTCTCGGAAACATACAAACAATGGTCGAGGGAGCATTGCTCTTTGAATACTAAAAACGGAAATTGACTCATTATGCAAATACAGCTCCCTTTCTTTGGATTTTGTCAGCGATCAGCTCGAGCAACAGATCGACAAAGCTATCTACATCGCCCTCCTCGTCGGTCTTGAGGTTTTCAATGTAGATTGATTTCTCGCCAAACTCGATTTTGACGACGAGCCGACCCTCTGTGTTGCCGTTTGCTTGCTCGCTTTGTAATTTGGTGTATTCCTGGTTTTCTCCCGCTGTGAGGACGCGCTCGCCCTTGTGCAGTAACGCGGGGTACTCGTCATAAGGCACATACTCCATACCAATACGGAGCCGTTTAAGCTCCTTGATATTGAGTCCCAAGCCGCCCACACCAGGCACCCAATCGGGTATCTTGAGCTTGTTAAGCCCTCGGATAAATACATTTATGCCGTCGATAATCCAATTTATAGGCACCTTAAAGGCGTTTTTGATACCCTCGAAAATGTTAGAGAATATCTTAACGACCGCGTCCCAGGCTCCGCGCCAATTACCCGTAAAGACATTTTTTACAAAGTCTATAATGCCGCTGAATACGCCCTTGACATTCTCGAAAACCTTTTTAATACCGTCAAAGGCATTTTTGAATACGCCGCCCACGATCTCCGCCACGCCCGAGAAAGCCTTTTGCAAGGGCGGTAAGAGTTTGTCAAACAGCATTGTTATAAAGTTGCACAACGGCGGCAAAATGAGGTTTAACAAGTCCAGGAGGGGCTCTAACAGTATCATAAGAATATCGAGGATAGGCTGAATTACGGGCAAAAGCACCTCGAGCAATGTAACGAGCACGGGTAAGATCGCCTCGACGATCTGTAAGGCGATCGGCACTATTGTTTCGATCAGCGTTAAGAGAATGGGTAATACCTGCTCTATGATTTGAAAAATAGGCGGTAAAATCATTTCTATAAGCTGTATCAAAATAGGCAAAACCGCCTCTATGATTTGCACCACAACGGGCAAAATGAGGTTTATTAGATTGATAAGCACGGGGAGTACCGTGTTCACGATCTGCAAAATCGGCGGTAGTAACATCTGCAAGAGCTGAATTACCACGGGTAAAACCGCCTCTATGATTTGGATAACCACGGGTAAGATCGCTTGTATGAGCTGAATTAAGATAGGCAATACCGTTTCTATAATCTGCAAAACAAGCGGCATTAGCGACTCGATCAAAGATACAACTATCGGTAGCACTTGCTCTATGATTTGGATAACAAACGGTAGCAACTGCTGAATAAGGCTAATAATCACGGGCAATATTGCCGTAATTATCGCCTCGATCGGAGGCAATAGCGTTTCTATGAGGTTTAACAGTATCGGCAATAGCGTTTCCACAAGGTTAAACAAAGGAGGCAAGATGTTGTCGAAAACACCTTGTAGAATAGGCGTAAGCCTTGCGAAAAGCCCTTGCACCAAAGGCAGATTTTTAACAACCAGGTCGAGGACGCTTTGCGCGATCGGCATAACCGCTCCGCCTAAATTGTTCATAAGTCCGCCAAGAGATCGCTTTATGGTGTCTATGGTGTCCGTAAACAGCACGCCCGAGTTAATCGTTTCGTCCGACATAACCATACCGAGGTCGTGCGCTTTTTGGCGCATTTCCTCTATGCTCGCGGAGGAGGTGTTTAACAACGGTGCCATTTCTACGCCCGCTTTACCGAATAGCTCGGTAGCAAGTGCCGCCCGCTCCGTTTCGTTTTCCATACTCTGCAAAGCGGCGATCGTTTCGTTAAACATCTGCTCTTGAGATTTTAACGAGCCGTCCGCATTGGTAACAGAAATGCCGAGCTTATCAAATGCGGCGGAGGCTGTTTTGTTGCCCTCTGCCGCGTCGCTCATTTTTGCGGTAAGTGTTTTTACGCCCGTTTGGAGCTTGTCAACATCCATTCCGCATTGGCTCATTATAAAGTCCCATTCCTGGTACGACTCTCGGGAAATGCCGATTTTTTGGCTCATTTTATCGACATTATCCGCGGCGGCGGCTGTCTTTGTAGCCATACCGTAAGCCGCGGTGCCGATCGCGGTAGCTCCCGCCACAACTGCGGTACCCATAGCCGCCGCACCTTTGGCGATAGAGGAGAAAGCCGAGCCTACTTTTGAGCCGCTCTTTTCCGCCTTTTCGGTTGTTGCGTCAATGCTTTTATCCGCCGCGGAGTTATCTACAAAGATTTCACCGAGCACACGAAATATACTCGCCATAGGTTAGCCTCCTTTCTTTCGGTCAGCCTCGACAAGCGGCATAAATTCCGCCATAATCTCGTCCGCCGTTCTCTTTTTTTCTCGCTTTGTTTGCGTCGTGGGTGCGGGTTGTGTAGAAAATACCGTTTTCAAAAATTGCTCGTAATCCATTTCGAGCTCTCCACCTTTCACTTTGGCGAGAGCATAGTTTACGAGCCAAAGAGGAAAGAGCCGTTTTTCGATCTCGGCTTTTTGCGCCCGCTCCTCCTCTTTGTAGGCAAAAGAAAGCAACTCACGGAGAGCCGATAAAGGTAGGCTCTCTATGAGTTGCCACTCGTAGTATTTGTGTAATAGGGTTAGGCTCCTTGCTCTACTTTCTTGCGTAGAGCACGCTTGAAAAAAGAGGTAATGCCCTCGTCGTGGATAATCTCGTTAATGACCTCCGCCGCGTCGAGTTTCTTTGCCTCCTCGACGCTCACGCCCTTATAGGCGGCAACCAGGGGCGGGAGATCGTCGGCAATCTTGCCGAGCTGTGGTGTCAGCTCGCCCAAAATCTCCATTGCCAGGACACCGACTTTCTCTTTGTCGAGCTGTTTCATAGCGTCCTCGGCGCTCTTGGTTTCCTCGAAAATATCAACCTCTTTCAGCTTTTCGATCGCGGGCTTAATGTCGAGCTTGCCTACGATCTTGAGCAAAATAGGCATAGTACCAATGGTAAGCATAGTGTGGATCCTCCTTAAACTCCGTTATTATTCCTCTGCGTTTCCGTCCGCGGGGTCGTCGTTGCCGTCCTCATTTGCCACCGCCGCGGCATTTGCGGGGGCGGGGTTTTTGGTGTCGGGCATTGCGGCGATCTCCTCGACTTTCCACAAGTCGCCGTCGAGATCGGAATAGGGGTAATGCGCGAAAAACTCGAGCGCCAATTCGCCCTCGGCTTTCTGTACCGCCTTTGCGGTCAGCCCGTTTTCGTGCATAGGGTTGTAAATGGTGATCTTCTTAAACTTACCGCTAATCAGCTTGGCGAAAGCGGTAATGTTCTTGAGATATGCGGTTTCGGGAATTACGCCCGTTTTGGGGTTGGAGATCGTCTTTCCCTCGTCGTTGCTTACCTTGCAATTCGGAATTGCAAGGGCGAGGTTTTCCTGGCTCATACACAAGGTAGTAACCTTGTACGAGGCGGCTTGCTCCTCGATAACCTGGGTGCCCGCGGTCTTGCCGTTCTTGCCGTCAAACTCAATATCGCGCACCGTTGCGGTTGCGACAAATTCACCGCCGCCCCTGGTCGGAGCCAGGAAACGCTCGGTTTCGGTACCGTAATCCAGGAAAATAACCGACTCGTCGATCTGGATATTTTCGATCTGCTGTTTGGTCAAATTGGTAACAGTTCCCATAACTTAACTGCCTCCTAATAGTAGAATATTCTTGCCGACATACCTAAACGGCGGTGCGCTATGTCGTGCTCGCCGTCCGTTACGATATTTTGGTTATCAAAGCCGATGTGCGAGGCAAAGCCAGGCGCGGCAATGATCGCGTTATAAAGCTCCGTGCGGATTGTATCGCAAAGGCTCTCGAGCTCCTCCGTTGCGCCTGGTTTCTTTTCGTCCACCCAAATATCGAGGTAGAAAGAAAGCAGATCGCCCGCGGATAGGTCGATTATGTTAATCCCGTTAAAAACGGAATAAGGGAAAGTCCCTCTCGTAGGTGCCTCCTCGTAATATGTCGGCAATATCTCGCACATACGCTCGGTAAACGCTTTTATAAACGCCGTGGTGTTAAACCTCTGTCCCATAGCCGCCTCCGTTTCCGCTTACGCTTTGATCGACAACGAGAGCTTGGCATATCAGCTCGAGGCACTCGTTTTTAACGGGATAGGTACGGATAATACGGTACATTTTCCCGTTAAATTCAAAGTGCCCCTCGTCGTTATAGTCGAGCTCCTTAATCTCTACGCAAAGCTCGGGGCGGTAGCCCTGGGCTTGTGCCTGGTAAAATTCGCTCCTCTTTACGCCTTTAGAGTTACAAAAAACCTCTCGCTTTTCGTAACTCTTGTAAGGCTTTCGGAGAGAGTCGAGCTTTTCGGTTTCCTGGCACAAAAAGCCGATTTCTCGCCAATACATAGCTACGCCTCCCTGGTATACTCGTTTGAGAGCTGTAAATGCCGCTTGAGCATTTCGTAACTGTCGCGGTACTTTGCCGCGTCGGGGTTATCGAGTCCAAACTCGGCTTTTACATAGCAGACGATCGCCCGTTTAATAATTGCGTCGTTTTCGTCCTCGACCTTTGCGGCGACGATACCGCCTAATAGGAGATCGGCTCGCGCCGCTCCTATTAGGTCGGTAATTTCAGCGTCAAAATGAGTGTGGCTTATGCGTAGGTATCGGCGAACATCATATACAAATTGCTTTGAAATGTCCGCCATAGGTCAGCCCTCCCAGGTTACGCGGGCTTTTTCTTGCCGTAAACCAGGGTGTTAGGCTGTGCGGCACCCGCCATAAGGCAATAGCCGGTATAGTCGTTTGCGCGCTTTTTGCCGGAGCTGTCCTTTGCCAGGCTCATATCCTCGACGACATTCAAGCGGTAATAGCGGTGCATATTACCGATCACAAAGTCGCCGTCGTTGAGGTAGGGGTCAACCTCCACGGGATAGGTAGCGACGGACTTAACGCCCACGCCGTTAATGGGGGTGAAAATGTAGTTGCCGTGTTCGTCCTTGCTAAAGGAGATCTCCTCAACAATGGACTGTGCAACATAGATCTTTGCGCCGATCTTCTGCTTTTTGCCGAGCTTGCCCAGGGCAACGCCGATACCGTCGAGAGCGGTACCCTCGTAGGTGTGGGCGATCGCGTCAACGGTTGCACCCTTGAGGGTGTCGTTACCGTCGCCATAAATCAGCTCGCTAACCGCCTTGTCGCGTACTGCCTCGATCAGCTCGTCGGTGATGTAGGAAATAAACTCCTCAACCGCCATTGCCTCGAGTTTCCAGGAAACGCGGACAGTTTCGGAAATTTCGGACACGCTCAAGGTGAGCTCTGCCCACTCGAAAGAAGCGTCGGCGGTCTGCTCGGTTTCTTTCTTGTTCTTGGCGGTGCTTGCGGACTTCTTGTAGGGGAATTTCATTAAGCCGCGGATAGCGGTGCGGTTTGCGTCCCTAAACAGCGGGGACACGAGGGAAATTGCCTCCATAAGGGCGGTGTTAATATCCGTGGGGATAAACAAACCGCCGTTGTTCACGCCGTCAGTGCCAGCGGAGGGGGCGACATACTCGGTCGCGGTGGTGGTCATAGCGGTATCGAGGGCGCGCTGTTCGATCTCGGACAGAGAGCGACGCATAAGGGTCTTTGCCCACGCGGAGCGATACTCTGCGGAGGACAGCACATTCTCTCTCGTAAAGGTGGGCTCCTGGGCACCACGCTGTCCCGCCACGGGGTTAGCTACGGGAGTACCCGTTACGGTACCCGCGGAAATACCGCTTGCGATCGTGCGGCGGCGCTCGATACCCTGCATTTCGGTATCAAGGTCGCGCAATTCGGTTTCGATCGCGTCCAGGTCGGCGGCGGTGTCGGTTTCGAGCAACTTACGGAGCTCGGCTTTTCTTGCGTTGATTTCTGCAATTCTCTTGGTAAACATTGTCATTCTCCTTATCTTGGTTGGTTTAGAGTAGGGTTTTAGCTATAAGCAACTTACGGCGGCGGGCTTGCTCCAAAGCCGCAAACTCTTTCGAGTGCTCCTCCTCGAAAAAGCCTCGCGCGGAAATTGATGTTTCGTTGTACGCGGGAATATCCACCGCCGAAACATCATATAGCTTTTTGATTTTAGTAATCGTCCTCGTATGCGTGTCCACATTGTAGCTCGACTCCGCGATCGTGAACGAAAAACTCATTTTGTCGATGTAGCCGCCTTTAATCTCCTCGTGGAGGTTGCGACCCTCTGCCGTTCCCGCCAGGTTAGCCTCAATGTCTAACCCCTCGTCGGAGATAAACAGTTGGAGGGTCTTATTACGGAGGCGGGCTACGACCTTTCCTCCGTGGTTATAGTTGAAAATAACATCGGACATATCGCACTCGTCGAAAGCGCCGCGGGCGATCACCTCGAAATACTTAACCCCGTCGCACTCGAAAAGGCAAGTAGGGGTATCGAACACCACCGCGCGACCTTGCACGGTGTACTCTGCCGCACCCTCGGCGGCACCCTGGGTATTGGGTGGCAAAAGCAAGCCCGCTAATGTGCGGTACTCGCGGTTAGGTTTGATTGGCATTATGTTTCCTCCTCTTTGTGGGTGTCGTCCGCCTCGGGATCCTCGGCGGGCGGGTTGGTGTTAGGCTTATTTTCCGCTCCCTCGGGCGGTGGATCCTCCGTTTTCTTTGGCGTGGGCGTTGGCGTTCCGAGTTGGTACTCGTCCGCTTTCGCGGCGTTCACCATATTAAGCGTCTGCACGCGGCGCGCGCCCTCCTCACCGCCAAGCGGAGCCATATTGTAGGCGAGCAACACCTGGTCTATGGTGATCGCGCCAATATCCGCAAGGAATTTAAGCGTAGTCGTCTTATCGGTGAGCTTTTCGTTTTGCAAGCAATTACCCTCGAATACGACCTCGTTACCGTATGCGGGTTGTTTGCCCGAAAAGAAAGCATTTGTAAAAGCCTGGGTGCATTGTTCAAAAAACGGCTTGATTTCACTGTTATAAAATGCGCTCGCTTGCTCGGGAGTTTCCTTGTTCTGCACGATCGCCTCGTTAGTGCCGAAATAATCGTAGATTTCAGCCTTAACATAGGACAACTGCCCCGTAGGAATAGGGGTTTGCTTGTCGGTGATCGGCGTATAGTCGTACTTGTTATCCGTTACGATAACGCCCGCGCCGTTGTTCTCCATTTTGAGGTTATCTCGGATAAACTCGTCGCGGCGAGCGTTCAAATCCTCGCTCTTTGTGGAGGCTTGAATTTTCAAAATACCACGGATAACCGCCACGAGCTCCGCAAACTTGCTCATAGATTGGTTAAAAGTGTTTGCGGTTTCGAGCACGGGGAATACGGGACGGTTGTTTTCGCCGAAAACATCGTTGTTATTGAAATGCGAGCCGATGTGTATAAGGTCGGTATACGGGCAAGTGTATACATTGCCCGTCGCAAAGGTCATACGGCAATACAACTCGCCCTCTACCTCGACCAACTCGACAGAGTTTGCATTGATGTTATACAATGCCTCGAGTTTTCCCGTTATCTCATTCCACACGGGATATACGAAAGCGTTATTATATAGCTTGTATTGCGTTGCCAAGCGATAATAAAACTTGTAAGCCGTGGTGTATGGGTTGGGCTTAAACTGCAATAGGCGGTTGTATTCGCTCTTTACATCTGTCAACTTACCCTCTCCGCGCCGAATGTGCCGCGGCTTGACGATCGCCGCGCGGCGCGCAAAGCTATCAATAGCAGATCGCACCGTGTTTACATCGTAAGCGTTGCCCGAGAACGGAGTAAAGGTTGTTTGCCAGGTGTTGAGCAATTTATAGGCTTGACGGGTACCCGTTGAGCCTTTGGCTTTCCCAAATATCTTTTGGAAAAGCCCTCTTTTTTCTGGCATATAATCACCCCACATTGTACATAAAGTCGTCGTAATATTTCACATAGATAACCCAGGCATTTAATAGCGATACTGCGCCGTCTATGCGTCGTTTGTCGGTTATTTTGATCGGCTGTATATTGTTCAACCCGCTTTTCTTTACCGCCGTGTTTGATAGGCACCAAACCAAAATAGGGTTGTTGTTATAATTAACGATCTTGTCCGCGAGAGCCGCTCCCATTTCTCGCATAGGTTGGCTCCAAGTAAAAGGACCCTGGGCGACGGGCTCCATTGTAAACCCGTTGTTTTTCATTTCCTCGACCCAATAGCCCGCTAACGCTCGGTCGTAACCGATCTTAAAAGCGTCTATCTTGTGCTCCTCGCGCATTTGCACAAACCAGGCTGTAACATCGGAGAAAGTAACGCGGTTTCCCTCGCAAATAGTTAAAAGCCCGCGCTTTGCCCATAATCTGTACGGTGCCTCGTTTGTATTTTTCTCCTCGAGGTGTTCTACGCGAGCCTGGGGCAAAAAGTAATGTTGCAACACATATACCGTCTTGTCCTCGGGTTTGCGAATAAGCAAGGTTGCCGCCGTTAAGTCGGTCGTAGCGGAGAGGTCGCAACCGCCGATCGCATAGGTGTTATAAACATCTGCCATATCGAAAGTAGCGGTGTTTTTAATCTCCTCGTAAGATAGCCAAACATTGCTCTCGTTCTCGCGTATGTTAAAATCCTTGCATAGCACGCCTGGGAGATCGGCGGGGTTGTTTTTGGCTCGCTCAACAAAAGCGGCGAGGGTTTTATACTGCTTGATTTTTCCGAGCCCTGGGTTTGCCTTAATCCACATTTGAGGATCCGTCCACTCGTCGCGGCTGTCAAGCTCGTAGAGTATCGGCAAAAAGGTGTCGTCCTTTTTGGTACCGTCTGCAAGCTCACAAGCAAGCTCGTACATATTGTCGAATATGCACTCGCGGACGGTGCCCGCGGTGGTAATCATAACGACAAGAGGTTGACGGCGGCTCGATGTGGATTGTTTCATAACCTCGTAAAGGTTACGATCGCGGATAGCGTGTAGCTCGTCTATGATAACGGCGTGAGAGTTTAAGCCGTCGAGGGTGTTAGAGTCGGAGGCGAGAGCCTCGAAAATAGAGGAGGTCGCGGGAAAGTAAATGTCGTTGCGACGCTTTTTAACAACCGCTCGGAGCTCGGGCGATTGTTTTACCATATTGACCGCCTCGGTAAGTACCTTTTTCGCCTGGTCTTTTTTGGTCGCAACGGAATAAATCTCCGCCGCGCCCTCATAATCGGCGATCAGCATATATAACGCAATGCCCGAAAGTAGGGTTGACTTGCCGTTTTTTCGTCCGCATAAAAACATCGTTTCGCGGAAACGGCGGTAGCCCGTGTCCTTTTCCAACCAACCGAAAAGCAACTGTATAAATGCTTTTTGGAATAGCTCAAGCTCGAGCGGTGCTCCGATCGTGCCTTGTGATTGCTTGCAAAAGGTTTCGATAAAAAGAACGGGGCGCTCGCCCGCCTCCTCGTCGAAATAATACGGCGAGTCGTCGGAATTAGCCTCCATTTCTGCAACAAGACGCGAGTAGACCGCTTTTACACGCCTACTCGTAATTATGTCGCCGCTACTTATGCGGTCGTAATACTCTTGTACATAGTTCAACGGGTTTTCGCCGTCCTGGTTGCCTTTGTTGCAAACATCATAAGAGCTTGTCCCGCCTTTTCGGTTTCGGTGTTGGGTGCAAACTCGTTAAGTTGCTTAATGGTGGCGTTGTAGTTCTTAACCATTGCGTTATATGGCTGTAAAAGCGGGTGTGCCCGCTCGATCTCATAGTTACCTTGTGGCATAGTTACCACGAGCCCGTCCGCGCTGATTTTTGCCTCCATATCCTCCAAAGAAACGAGCATATAGGCGGCTCTTTCGATCAATTTTTTTGCGATCTCGAGCTGTTCTTTAGGCAAATTTTTGTAAATTTTCTTAATTCTGTTTTGCTCTTTTTTCTGTCGCGTATATAATGTATCTTCCACTCTAAAACTCCTTTCTTTGGCTTTTAGGGTAGGGGGGTAATACACACAAGGAGCGGTCATAAAAGGGACTCCTTTGCGGTTCATAAAAAACGATATGCCAATTTTCAAACGGGGGGGATAGCGTCAGCGTTTACCTCTGTGATCTCCGCGTCGTGTATGTCGATCGCTACCACATTGATAGCGTTAAGCACGAGCTTACTACCCTCGATCGTATCAAGAATAACGGTGCCCTCCTCGAGCGCATTAGCGAGGCGCTCTTGAAAGTCCGTAGTAGTTGCCTCGACATTGAAAGACAAAGCCGCGTTGCTTGTGTATATAACTAACTCGCATACTCTACGCATATAGTCCCTCTCTTTCTACGAGGTTTCCCTCGTCGTCAAACATAAGCCCGCTCGCTGTGATTGGCTCGCCCGCGTGCTCTGCCGCGTGGCACTCACGGCACAATAGCTCGAGGTTATCCTCGGACAGCGTAATGCCTGGGTTGTTTATATTCTGCGGCGTAAGGTGTTTCTTGTGGTGTACGATCTCGCCAGGTTTCCCACATCGTACACAAAGCCCCATATCGCGCTTGTATATATATTCCCTGGTATCACGCCATATTTTGCTCAAATAAAACTTGCGTGCAAAGTCTTGCATATAACAGCGTCCCGCCCTCTCCGCCGTATTGTGAGTGTTATATCTGCTCCCGATCAACGACAAAGCGAGCCGCATTACTGCCGCCCGCTTTTCGTAGATTTCTACGGTATCAGTATAAAGCGAGAAAAAGCAAGTTTCTATACGGCGTTTTTTCGATTGCTCAAATTGAGCTTAACGCGGAGGCTCCGTAGTATAGCAAAGCAAACTCCGCTACGGCTTTGTTGCGGAGGTTATATACCGTGCTTAATGACTCTATGTAGAGCTCCGCCATAACTGCCTCTTTTGGGCGCTTTTCGATGTACCACAAACGGACGAGCTTTTTTTGCTCGTCTGCTAATTGCTCTATAATGCCGTTAATTTCGGCGAGCTTTTCCTGGGTGTCGGCAATGTTGCGTGTACATTCCGCAAGCTCCAAAAGATCGTTAAGCGTATCGCTTACATAGCTCGAGTCCGTAAAGGGCTTGCTATAATCAATCCCTCCGAGCTCGCGCGGGGATCCGCTGTCTATGAGGCGCTGTTTTCTGTGGCGTAAATTATCTAACGCTTTTTCGAGCGTAGGCACCGAGGAGAGCACTTGCTCCGCCGCCTTAAAATAATTCATATTCGCCCTCGCTTTCTGCTCCGTTTTGGAGCGGGTTTTTTATACATACGGACGGTTACATAGTAGCCGCCGTTGATTTCGTTATAAAACGGGCGGCAATCGGCGAGAAAATAGCCGTCATAAAGACGCTCGAGCTCCTCGCGGTTGTCGTTTCCGCTGTCGTGTAATTGCTTAACCTTGTATTGCGCTATTTTTCCGTCCCTCTTTTTTTCCTCGGGCTGTTCAAGGTTTCGGGACGCACACCAACGCTTGCCGAGGATAGGCTCTTTTACGAGATATTTTGCAATGCCGACTATTCCGTACTCGTCAAATTGTAGCGGCTTTGCCGTCGTGTAACCTCTGCCCCAAATTTCCGCAAGGTCGTTAATGTCAACGCCGCCGTTCATAACGATATGGTGGTGGAGGCGGGCGTTTTTCTTGCCGATCTCCGTAACGGCTACATATTTCAGCTCGGGCAAGCCGTTTTTCAATCGGAAACGCTTTACTCGACGGAGGAAATTTTGCATTTGTCTTTGTGCCTCCTCGGGCGTGGCGGGGTAATTCTCGTCGTTGTATGTAAGGTCAAACCGAATATCTCTTTTCGTAAAATTCGTGTTCAGTAAGCGGATCAACTTACGCTCGGCGTTTCTTTGGTTTAGGATCCGCTGTGTTTCTGTGGTAGGTTTTCTCTTTTTACTCCGTCCTCTTTGTTTTTCAAAGACGGGGAAAATATCAACCTCCAAATATTCGCCGCAAGTATATATTTTTTCTCGATATAGGCAACGCATAATTAAAACCTCCGTATTTGCTCTTGGGGCTCTGCCCCAAACCCCGAGGTTTACCGCTTTCGTTTTCCATAAGGGAATATGAAAATAGGCGGAGCGGGCATTGCTTACTCACTCCGCCCTAATTAACTCATTCCAGGCTCATATCCCGATCGGCGAGCACATCTACCCGCCGCGCTCTGTCTTATGGGCAAAGCCGTATTTTCTCGGTATATTTTGGCGAAAGTCAAACAAGGAGAGGGCGGCACCCTGGACGGGCTCGTGGTCGTTAAGTTATTATCCATTACGAGCCCGAAATAGAGCCTCCCTTTGCTCTTGTTTCTATTGACTTTTCGTTGCCTTTGTGCTATAATAATTAAAGGTAATTGAGTAACACAAAGGCTGTTGCGGCGGCTATCACTCGGGCGGAGCGATAGCCGCTCTTTTTATTTTGTTTTGATGTAACACCAGGATTGCGGGGCGCGATCTATGCCAAAGTCCGACAGCGGGCGCGGGTGAGGAAAGCGAATAGGCGTACTCACAACAAGCCCGTAAATGTCGTTGCCGCGGGCGTATGCCGCGAGCTCGTCCAGGGAGAGGCAAGCCCTCCTCATAAATTCGGCGCGGATAGCGTCGCCCTCCGAGGCGTGTAGCCCGCTCCCGAAAGCGTTTGTCTTGAGTATGCAAGAGCATTTGAAAAAGCCGACCACGGCACCCGCTCCGCCGTGTCCTTTGGTTTCGTACATATATATAATGTAGGGATAGTTGCCGCCGCTCGGGGCGGTCTTTCTTATTTCAAGGTCTTTTTCGCCGCTTAAAATCCGCTCGTCGTGTATATGGTGAATAGGGAGTAGAATTTTGTTATACATCGGTACCGCCTCTCTGTGCCTCGTACTCGTCCGCCACGGAGAGCACCTTTTGAGAGTAGCTCGTTTCGTATACGCCTTTGTCCCAAAGGACGGAGGCTCCGTATTCGCCCAGGTTGTAAGCCATACATACCAAAGCGGGATCCTCGTACTTTTCAAAAAGTCCGCGGAGGAGGTATATTCCACCGTGGATATTTTGGTATGGGTCTGTAAAATCCGTAATGCCGATCGCGTCCGTTAGGGTCGCGTGATTGCATTTGTTTATCTGCATTAAGCCGTAGTCGCTCGTGCCGCTGATAACATCGGCGCGGAAAGAGGACTCTTTATACATAACCGCCATAACAAACTCAAAGTCGATATAGTAAGCCTGGCATAGGTAATATGTATACTCTTGTAATTCCTCGGGCAATTTGCACTCGAGCGGGGTAAATCCCTCTCCCGCCACATACACAAAAGACGGCGCGCCGTCCTCGGTAATGCTTTTGCCGTCCCTGGTACCGTAGCGCGGAGGCTCGGTTGTTTCCTCGACCGCCGCGGCGGATCCTCTCGCTGAAAAGATCGCGCCAACAATCACGCCGCCGAGGGTGCCGCCGATCAGCACCAGGCACAAACAGAACGCTATAAGCTGTATCGCCGTTTTGCGGCGGGCTTTCTTTTTCTGTATCGGGCTCATAAAGTAACCTCCTTAATCTTTTTCGGGTCTACGATCGAAACGGAGTTGTTGTTTTTGTCTGTAAGCTCCGCCGTATATTCGGCGGTGCCGTTCTTATTCCGTTTGATGATAGCCGATACACATTTATAGGTAATGCCGTTATGCTCAACGGGGCACCCGCTGAATAAGGCATTATTAAGCTGTTGAAAATCCATATAGCCGCTCCTTATTTCTTTTTGTTACCGATCAGCACAAGCACGATCAGCGTAACGCAAATCAAAGCGGTAATAATAACGCCATTGCTCATTCCTCCACCTCCTCGTCCATATTGAGCGAGCATTGCTCCGCCACGGGCTCGGGTTTTTCTCTCTGCTGTTTGTTAAACAAGGCTACGCGAGAGAGGTTTAAGAGGTTTTCCAGGGTCTTAATAAACTCCTCATTTACGAGATCGTAAGGAGAAATAACACCGAGGAGCACAAAGCCCGTTTTTACGGCAATATAAGGTCTGCCGAGCTTGTCTACGCGCTCGTACAGCTCGTAGCCCGCGTCCACATCTGCAAAGGGCTTGAGGTAGCGTGTGTTAATAAAGGTTACGCCCTGGGAGGTGTTGAGAGGCTCGAGCGTCCGTCCGCGTGCATAAAGAGCGATCGCGCCGCGGTCGATCATTCGCTCGGTGTCGTCGTCGTCCTCAAAGTTGATAAACGAGGGCAACTCCCGCTCCTCGAAATAAAACTTGTCCCGCTTGTCCTCGGGAACATCGAACATCGTAAAGATGTTTTCCCGCGTCAGCTTTGGGAGATTGTACACGGGGTAAAACGCCGAGCCGTTACCGAGCCATTGACACGAGGGTGTTTCGGAAACAATAATTGTTTTCTCGGCTTTTAAGATCGCCTCGATCTGTTTAATTTTCATTGTCTGCCTCCAATTCCGAGCGGCATTGCTCAAAATACTTACACCATAGGCAACAACTACTACAATCGCTTTTCGGCTTTAGCCATAGCTTGAGGCGGAGGCGGAGGTTTCTAACCTTACCGCCTACCGTGCCCTTGATTATGTAATAGCATTGCTCTATCGCCGATACCTTGCGATAGCCCATATTAACCTCCACGCGGGCGGGTAATATGTTCGCCCTCTCTTATTACTCGCTGTAACTCCTTTAGCGCGGCGAGCACTTTTTCGTTATGGTTTCCGAGATCGTTTTGCCATTTTGCCGTCGCGTTCTTAAACGGGTGCGTGTACGCCTTTTGGTCTGCCGCGATCTGCTCCGCCTCGGAAAAGTCTTGCTCCGTAATGGCGAGCACGCTTTTGCACACTCTGTCGATTTTATTTATACCGTTTGCCATAATAGGCTCCTTTCCCGCGCCGATCGGCGCGGATTACTCAAAGATTGCAGGATTGAAAATACAAGCGGCGGCGACCCCGATAGCGTAGTTCGCGCTGTAGTTGTACAAAGCACCGCTCGTGACCACATTGCGCTCGTAGCCGGCGTACCCAGGGAGGCAAGACCAGGGCGTGATCGTCCATACCCAGGTATCATATTTAGGCATATACTCGCGGTACTTGCGGTAAAGGTTGTCCGAAAGCAACGCGATATAGTCCTCGGAGGTGCCGTAGTCCCTCATACCGTCGTCGGCGGTGAGATCGGAAACGATCGGGAGTAGGTCGCCCTTGTCGAAAGCCTTAATAAATTCCTCGTTAAGGTACTTGCGGAGGCTTGATTTTCTCCAATCGTTGCAGTTGTTTCTATCAAACGGCATTTCCTCGGGTAAGGTCTTTGCCATAACCGCAAGTACGCCTCCTTGCTCATAGCCCAGGGCTACAAACTCGATACCGTTGTACTCAAAGCGCCTACCCGCCACGGACTCGCGCATTTTAGCCTCGGGATCCTGGGGCGCGGTGTCGTCCTCGTACTCCTCGTAATCGTCCTCGGAGTCGGGCGCGATCATTCCGCTAAAGGCAAGAGCCAAAATTGACTCCGCCCGCTTGTGGTTGTCGTTCGCGTCTGTGTTGGTTGCTATGTCGTCGCAAAGGGACGCAATAGCCATTTCAATATCCTTGTTCATAAATAACCTCCTAATTTTACATATTGTCGAATAAAGTTAATTGCTCTGGTTGTGGCGGCGGCGGGTTTGCTATATACTTGTCCACCTCCTCCGCGATCTCCCAAAATGTTTTGCTATACGAAAAGCACCGTTGTATTGTGTTCTCCGCCGCGGCGAGCTTTAACAGCTCGTCCCAATATTCGGGATGGTTGACCTTTAGGTATGCAAGCTCTTTAATTTTTTGGTTTGGACAAAACCAACACCCGCCACGAGATGTAATTTCGTAATTTGGAGAGATCAGCCCATAAGGACGGCATATTTCGCGTGCCTCCGCCGTTGTTTTTCTAAACTGTTCCAGGAGCGATATTTTGCCTTTTTGCTTTCTTAACCGCTCCAACCGCTCGGGCTCGTCTATGCCTATTCCTATGTACTCCTCCGTTTCTGCGTTGAGGGATTTTAGATAGGCTTTCACCGCCGCGGGTTTCTCTCCGCTCATTTTGCACATTCCGCCAATGAGCCACCCGTAATATTTTCCTATGTATTCGGGGTATTTGCTTTCTTGCCTCACCTGGTAAAAATAGCTCATATAATCCCGTTTCGAGTCTACCAATTTCACCTCATAGCCCCAAGACTCAAATAGCGGCTTTGCATAGTTCTTTACCCATTCCAAGTGCTCGGGGTGTTCTGCATATATACCTCGCTCTTTGTCAAACCAAAGTAGCCCCATAACTATAAGATCGAGCGGTATGTTGTGCTCGTGGGCAAGAATGATCGTTGCGGTGCTATCTTTGCCTCCGCTCCACGATACGACACGGAGTTTTTGTGTTTCGCTCACATCGCACCCCCGCCACCAAAATATAGTTGTCGAATGGTTTTGCCGTCGCTACGCGGTACATAATCCATAAAGTCGCACGATCGAAACAATATGCGGTTGTTGCACCACCTTTGTAAATCCTTTAGCACTTGCGGAGCCGTTGGCTTTCGGTAAATTCTTATATCGGGCAAGTAGCCGAGTTCTTTTACCTTTTCAAGCCTATATAAGTCCTCCGCGATCGTGGTATCGAAATTCGTAAGTATGTAAACGACCGCTTTATCGGTGGATATATTCGTTACCTCTTTATAGGTGCTTAAGCCGCGGATAATCGCTTTCTCGTTTTTCATAAGATCAAAAGCGAAATGCACCCGCTTTATTCTTACGCTTTTTAGCATTTCGGCGATCTCTTGCGTTATAAAGCGAGCGTCGAGCCCTTGCGTAAAGTCTACATACGCCCGTGAGTCGATAAGCTGTTGCAAAAGCTCTTTGCGATCTCGGCAAGCAAGCAAATTCGGGTCTAACAGCTTTATATACCTTTGCCCGTTCCAAAACTCGGATAGATCGGCGACTTTATGCGACTTTAGCCCCTCTTTTTGGCTCACGATACAAAAGCCGCAATTATTCGGGCACCCTCTCGTTAAAAAGCCGTATGCGGTGTCCGTCGCAAGATCGGGATATAATGAATAGTCGGGGTAGATGTGCTCTATTTCGGGCGGTAACGCTTTGTCGAGCTGTTTTCTGTAAACCTCTTTCCCGTCCTCTATTGTGATCGCGTAGCCCGTTCCGCCTTGTATAATCTCGGCGGTTTGGTAGTATAGGTCTTGTAGCCGCGTGTATTCGTCGCCAAAAACCTTACTTATATAAATCCGATCGTAATAGCATAGCGGGAAAACAAACTCTACCTCGTCGCCCTGGGCTTTGTGGTATGCCGAAAGTTTCATAAGCGGGAGGTTTGGGTACTTGCCTCCGTCGCCGTCTATTAAACCTATCCTCATACGCCGCCCTCAATTAGCTTTAACGGCTGATCGTCCGAAAGCCCGCGCATTAAACGGCACATCTTTTCGTAATCCTCTTGGGATAGCTCCGCGGGCTCGTCGCCCTCTCTCAACTCCCCGAAAAGGCGGTGCTTTTGAATAAACGCGCCGTATAGAGCCTCGGTTTCCTTTTTCCACAACCTTTTATAAAAGTCGTGCAAAAACTCGATCTCGAGCTTTTGCGCCTCGGTGCAGAAAACGCGAGCTTGTGTACGGCACGCTCTCCCGCTCGCCGTCCAAGTGAGGGAATGGTAGTTGCTCGCGTCGCCCGTAACCTTATATACGATCTGCAAAAGCAACTTGCGCTCGATCTCGCCGTGAAATTCCAGGTCAAAGCTCTTTACTTGCTCCTCGTCGAGCTCGTCCAACGAAACACCGTATTTTTTAGTGAGCTTTTCGAGAATGGCGGCGGCGGTTTCCTTTTCACCGCCTACGCCACGCAACGCGAGAGCGTATAGCTTTTTGAGCCGCTCTTTTTGGTCTGCCATAATAAAATCACTCCGTTTTATTACTAATTTGCGGTGGCTTTACGCCCGCGCCGCTTTAGGCTTTGCTGTACATTGCTTTGTGCAAGCTCGGCGTTATAGCCGCTCCGCCCGTTTTGGTCGAGCTTGCCCGTGTCGCCTCTAATGAGCTCGCGGTAAACAGTTGCAAGATGTACTCCGAGAGCCTCCGCAATCGTAGAGAGCTCCGCTCCCGCCGAATAGAGAGCCTCGAGGTTTTTTCTGTTCTCAAAAGTGAGATAACGGCAACTCATACGCCTTACTCCTTTCTTTGTCATTGTGTGGAGCATAAGGGCGGGGCGCGCCCCGCCCTTATTCCCTTATGCTAAAATCTCATAGCGCGCTCGAGTCGCACCTCTGCGTTGCTCTATCCTCGCTATGAGCAAAAGCCATAAAAAAATAAGTGCAAGAGGTCGTAAAAACCTTTCGCACTTATTCTAAAACTTTTTAGAGTACGCTTTTTTATTTTACTTTTTCTTTACATTTTTTATTAATTGTGGTAAAATACACTTGCTACACAAACTAAATATGCTTTCATGTGGGGATAATACCTTGGTAAAGGGTGTTTTCTCTTTTT